ATATTGAATCAAGATTTTTAGAAGGTATGACTTGGGGTAATCGTGGTGAATGGGAATATGACCATATTATTCCAGTATCTTTGTATAAATCTGAAGAATGGGTTAAAAAATCATGTTATTATAAAAACTTGAGACCTTTATGGAAAGATGATAATCGAACAAAGGGAAATAATATATTTCCTTTACGGGTATCCAACTTCCACCGTTTTTTACTTTGAGGTATTTATTGTAATATGAAATATATTATCACCGAGAGTAAGTTAAATGAGGTTATTAAGAAGTACATGGACGCCACCTATGGTGATGTTGAAATGGCTGTTGATGAGGATGGGTATATTCATTTCTTTAGTAGGAAAGATATTGATAGTGATGGTCACCCTGTAAGAATTGCCCACAGAAATCTTAATGGAACATTATGGATTGATTATTCTTTTTTTGAAAAGATGCGTGTTTTATTTGGAAATTCGGTAGGTGAAGGTATTGAGAAATATTATACGGATAAGTTTGGAATAGAGATTAAGAGAATTAACATGCAGTTTTAGTGTTTTATCAAAAACTTTTTGTATATTTGTTCTATGGATTTATCTAATTACACAATAGAACAACTTGTTGAATTAAAAGACAAGATTAATAGTCAAATTTATTCTTTTGAAGATGGATATTTTTATATCTGTAAAATTAATTCCTATGGAAGAAGTTGGGAAGAAAAAGGTATAACAAACCCATATACTCTTCAAGAGTTATGTAATCAGTATGATGGTGATGAGGGTATTCTTAATGTTTATACAAACAACCCTGATTTGAATATTTATAACTACGGTGACGTTAAATTCTTTCCTACACGTGAGGACTACGAGAAGTGGTACAAATATTCATATGTAAAACGACAAATCCCTAATATAGAAAAAGAATTGGAGGAATGGGAAAACCGAGATAACGTTCCATTTAGTCGTCGTCCATTATTTGCTCCCATCTATTCTGTTGAAACTATTGAGGAGTATAAGAAAGAAATGTCCGAACTTGAGGGGACATTTGTGGAACCTGTTAATCTTGGTAGATATCTTGACGAGGAATAGGAGTAATTTTTAAACCCCCATTCATCTGAGTGGGGTTTTTTGTTTTATAATGTATTTATCTTATATGTCTGATAATTTTTCACAAAAAGTAATTGGTTTAATTGATAAAGGGGTTTCTGTTATGGAAATCTCCAAGTTTTTTGGTGGGTTAGAACAATTCATTCAAAAAGTTTCCCAATATCCATATCTAAAAGCATTGGTTGATTCAAAGTTAGGGGGTAGTATTGAGTTCTATCTTGACGATTTGTCTAAAAGGTACCGACTTCCTGTTCAAATTACAGATGTTGAAGAGGCGGACGACTACTTTGGAGAAATGTATGACGTTTATGTTGATGTGATAATACCAGAAGTCACCGATGAAAATGATATATCAATATTGTACAATTATTTAAAAATGTATGAAGATGATACTGCGGATGAATGGGCATTATTGAGTGATAAAAAACTTAATTCAGGTATGACGATGGTGCATATATTATCAATCAATGGTATTAATTGGAGAGATATGAACCAATTGATTAATACAACAGAAGAAGACGTTGATAGAATAATTCCTGACGAATACGAAATATAATACATGAGTAATTTACGTCCCAAATACAAGGCGTTTTCTAAAGTAATGTCCGTTTATTTTAAATCGAAAGAGATTCACGGATTAATAATTTATCATGATGATGAATATACTGGAGTTTATTTGGATAATGAACTAGTTAAGGTTCCAATCTTAAAGATAAAAAATCCAAATAACATTCCGTTTTCATACAATGCACTCAGCTCTTTACTTGATGATGAATTAGATACTGTTGGAAATTTTGCCAATGTATCAATTAAATCATATCAACGTCCATCACTTATAGTATTAAATGATTTCAATAAAGGAGAGTTTTATATTCCTAAAGAAAATGAAAAAAAATTAAGGAAATGTTTAAATACAGATACCGTTGAGATAAAATACAGAGATAATAACAGCATAATATATACAATATATGGAAAATATATTGTTGATGATAACTTTGAAATGTATTGGGAAAGTAGTGAATCTTTTAGAATAGACATCACTTTTAAAATTGAAAAAATATTTGTTGATGACCTTGTTAGAAAGGTTCATCATTTTATGGAAAATTATGATGATATGGTTCATTTGGTTTATGACATAAAGTATGATAATGATGAATTGTTTGAAAACCCTGTATGGGATTGTATTATAGAAAATTTGAGTCAATATAAAACAATGATAGACAGAAACTGGCAATATGTTGATGTGAATATTATTGTATCTTAATATATTTATAAATAAAAAACTATGAAACATTTATTAAACGATTTATCGGAAGAAGTAAAAAACTCAATTCGTGAACAACACGAAGGTGGTAAAAAAATTGTTATTGAAAATTTTAAAAAATTGATTGAAACAAAATCAGGTGATGTTAAACCATATATTACAGAATCAACTCTTGATAAAAAAAGTTTTGAAGCTAAGATGGAAACCGCTCCTGAAGATAATATTGATAACGCAATTAATTCTTTAGTTGGTAAAGATAAAGATGAAGTTAAAGCTTACTTTTTGGAATTGAAACAAACCAATCCTAAATGGTTAAAAAAATTACTTAAAAAAGTAAAAAGAAGTTTAAAACAACAAGCTAATGAATTTAAAAAAGACATACCAAAGTTTTTAACTGCTATTGGAGTTCAAACTTTGGCATATATGATTTTTAAAGATAAAGTGGATAATTTTGTCGAAGACAATACTAACTTGAAGTAATCAAAACCCCACCACAAGTGGGGTTTTTTATTTTCATTTGTATTTATAATATATGAAATATATCATAGACCAAAAACAATTAGAAAAAACAAAAAATTTAATTCAGGGATTGATAAATTCTAAATTAGATAGTTTAAGGGAAGAATCTGAAGAATGGGGAATGGGTGAGATGGATGAATTACACGAAGTTCAATCTATTGATAAGATTAAAATTAATTATATCACACTATCAGATAAAATAAAAGTTTACGTTGATATCTACAAGTCACAAAATAGAAGTGATTTTGATAATATCAGGGCGGAAATTCAATATAGGATAGAAGATTTGTTACCCAATATTGAATTATATATAAACGATATTATTGATGAAAGGGAATTTGGGCCTGGAATTGATTGGTAATCCATTTATTTTTTTAAATTTATTTTTATTTTTATTTTATGACACAAGAACAAAAATCACAATTGTATAGTAATTTATTATCACAACACACTCGTTTGGATAATAAAATTAATGAAATTAAATCTGAGGATTTTGAATTAAATAATGAACAAATGGGTAGAATTAGAGTACTTCAGATGCAACAGGGACAATTGGTTGCTCAGATGCAACAATTGATGAATGGATAAACCATTCAGGTGTATTTCTATTTTTCCATTTAGCAAAATCTTTTTTAGCTCCATTATAGTAGTTTCTATATGATTCTATAACGTCTGTGACTTTATATTCATCAGGCATTGCTTTTGGTGGTTCTGTAAAACCTTTGTCACAAATATTTAACTTATTTGTAACACACCATTCAATTACATCTTGAGATTTATGACGTTTCCCATATCTATAAGTGTATTCTTTACACAACTCAAGTCCTAAGTCACAAAGATAAAGATAGTTGGAAAGTGATTCACGAGTCCAAATAGCACAAGGATGATTTTTGTGTGATAACTTGTACGGTACTTAAGATATTCATAATGCTAATATAAACAAAAAATCCCACAATGAGTGGGATGTTTTGAAAAATAAATGAAATTGTATTAATTTACTGACACAACTTCTAAATCAAAGATAAGTTTCTTACCCGCTAATGGATGGTTCATATCCAAAACGACTGTTTCTTCTTTAATTTCTTTAACTACAACGTTAACAGGGCCAAATTGGTTTTGTCCTTGTAACATATCCCCAGCTTTAACACCTTCAGGGACTTGGGTTAGTAACACTTCACTAACAAGTTGAGGATTAATATCTCCGTAAGCATTTTCTGGCTCAATTTCAATTGTTTTCATTTCGCCAATAGTCATATCAATTAATCCATTTTCAAAACCTGGAATTAACTGTCCTTGACCTAAAGTTACTGTCAGAGGTTCTCTACCCTCAGCTAAAGATGTGTCGAATACTGTACCATCTTCTAATTTACCTGTATAATGAACAGATACATTATCACCGTTTTTAATTTTACTCATGTACAATTATATTATTTTTTTTTGATATAAAAAAGTGTAAAAGTTAATTTTCTTTGTATTTATATAGATAAAAAAGAATTTTTTATGAAAAAAGAAAAAGTTATTAGATTAACAGAAAATGAACTTATTAATTTAATTAAAAAAGTTATAAAAGAAAACGATGATTTAACTGCAAAAACACCTGAACAATTTCGTAAGGAAGTATCAGGTCTTACAGGTTCTGAAGTTCTTATGTTTAATGCTTATGGTTTAAACAAATATACAGGTGAAAGTGGGATGTTTAAAGGTAAAAGAACTTCTGAAAACTATAAAATAAAACAAGTTGGAATAACAACGATTAATAATTTACCAACAGTTGAATTTACAGTCCAAGATATTACAGGTTCGGACGTTGAGGGTTATACAGGTACTTTTTTAAATAGAGATAAAAAAAGATATAGTGAACCTATTAAATTCAGATGGAATTGTAACTCGGCATTTGAAAAAGGATTAGGTGCTATTGGTGAACCTTTCAAAAGAAAAGGTGGAATTAAAGAAGATTATCTAAATAACGATTTAGCAAAAGTAATTACATCAAGACCGTTTTGTACTTATAAAGGAACCCCTGATTATGTAGTACCAATTAAACCAAATGCATCATATAGAGGTGCTCCAAGATAAAATAAAAAAAACAAAAAAATGAAAAAAGTAGTAAGATTGTCAGAATCAGAATTAACTAACTTAATTAAAACAGTAGTTAAAGAAACAAAAAGAAATAAAAAAAATGGAGTTAATGAAGCGGTTGAAAACTTCTTTAATCCTGAGGCTATGAGTACAGGTGGGGCGATTGCTACAATGGTTGGTACAACTATTGCACTTTTAGGTATAGCAGGATGGGATTATCTTAAGGATTTTTATCGTCATTTAAGAAAAACTGAAGGAAAAGAACAAGAGGCGATGGAACTTAAGTCTATCATCCAAGATTATGAAAGTAATAAAATGAATTCAGGTGAAGAAATGGATTCTGAAGTTGAAGTTGATAATATGGATATTGAAGATGAAGAACCAATGAAGCCAATGGCTGAAAATATCAGAAGAAAAACAAGAAGATATTAATTTAAAAAAAAAATAATGAAAAACTCCCGATTGGGAGTTTTTTTGTTTATATTTGTAGAACAATTAACACCGACACCACTATGAAAAACTTAAAACTAAAATTGACTTCAGCAATGTTCGCTCTTGTATTATCAGTTGTATTAATGGTTAGCTCACCATCATTACCTGTATTTGTTTTAAGTGTTGGTCTTATCCTATTACAGACAGCTTTGTGGGGTAAGTTGATGAAAGAGATTAAAGAATAAAAAAATCCCCTCTAATGAGGGGATTTATGGTTTATACTGTTACTTCTTGTTGTAGTAGTTCGTAAGCTCTTGCTAAACGGGTCATCCCAATCCCACCACCAAATCTTGGGAAGAAATCATGAGATAAGAATTCTTCTAATTCCTTCTCAACTCTTTCTTTTCCGAATAGTTCAAAAAGTTTTTCAGAATATTTTCCATTTTCTATTGTGTAGAAGTTATTTTTCATTTCTTCTACGTTAGAACTTCTTTCTGCGGAACCAATTGTTTCTTGTCCGTAAAGAATTACATCAACTTTGTTGAATATTTTGTTTTCACTTTCTCTCATGTTCCAAAATGGGTTTGTTCTGTATGGGAAATTTTGAAGTGAGACGACTGAACCTTTTTCTTCCCACATTCTTGTTTCGTGTTCGTTTTCTAAAATTGAAACTCCACCGTACTCTTCACATACATCATCGTAGTTAACTTCTACAGGTGAATCAAAACCTAAATAATCTAAAAGTTCAGATTCAAGTTTTAACATTTCTTTCATTCCACCTTTTGATTCGAATTCAAACATTGGAAAAATCATTTCGTGACGACCTGGAATTGGGTCTTTTTCTTGTCTATAAGACGTTGAAATACAATAGACACCGTTCCATTCAGGATTCTTAAGAAGTTCGTATTCTAACCACATTTGACCCGTCTGTGGTAGTGGCCATACTTCTCCTTGATAATTGAATGTTGTTATTGAGTGTGGATTTTCACACGCCGCCAAGATTGATAATCTTGATTGAGTTGGAACTTCTTTAAAACCTTTGTTTTGGAAGAATGTTCTCATCTTTTGAACTAACTCGTTGTAAGTTTCTGTGTTTTTCATTTTTTGTTTTTTTTTATTTTATTTATTAAAAGGGCAAAAAAAATCCTGACAAATGTCAGGATTTCTTAAAAATATTATTGTTGTTTAAATTTCGTAGTTTTCTTTTAACTTTTTTTGTTACCATTAAAATTAAATATATGCGTTTTATTAAAAATAATCAACATTAACAAAATATTTATTAAAAAGTATTTATCAGTATGAGGAATTTATTAACTGAAGTTAGTAAGATGAAAAACATAATGGGTTTGACAGAAGCTGACAAACCAAAGTATAGCCCTGAGGTTAAATCTCTTGTTGCGGTTTTAAAAGATAACAAAGTATATAGTGCTCAAATTCAAAAATTCATTAATAAGATTGAAGAATATTCAAAAGATGGCTTAGTTGATTTTGGATTAGTTACAAGAGGTATTTTAAAAACTTTAAAATTAAAAGGTAGTAAAGACATTAATATTTTTGAATTTTTCAAACAACTAACTAAATCATTAGAAAAAAGAAAAACTAAAAAAGAAGTTGTTAGTCCTGAAGAAGAGCCATCAATATTAGATAAGGACATTTATAAGAAAGAATTATTTTTCCTTCAGGTTGAATTATTAAAACTACAGGAATGGTTAAAACAAACAGGTAAAACTGTTATTATTGTTTTTGAAGGAAGAGATTCTGCAGGTAAAGGTTCAACAATTAAAAAGTTTACTGAAAACTTAAATCCAAGATATTATAAAGTTATTGCTCTTGGTATTCCTACACCCGATGAAAGAAAGAACTGGTGGGATAGATACAGAAATCAAATTGAGAAAGGTAAGATAAACTTCTTTGATAGAAGTTGGTATAATAGAGGTTTAGTGGAACCTGTTATGGGTTATGGTTCTTCAGATGAATATGAAGACTTTATGGATAATGTTCAGGACTTTGAGGAGTCATTAGTTATTGACGGTGATTATCTATTCAAACTTTGGTTCTCAATAGATAAAGAAACTCAGGCTAAAAGATTTGATTTTAGACAAAAGTCACCATTGAAATATTGGAAGTATTCTGAGAATGATGAAAAAATGCAAGATGTGTGGGAAAAGTTTACAGAGTATAAACAAAAACTTTTTGATAAAACATCCACTGTAAACCATCCTTGGGTTGTTTTGGATTCTAACGATAAAAAGATTTCAGGTTTAAATTCAATTAGATATGTTTTACAGAATATTCCTTATACAAATAAAGATGAGGATGTTTTAAATAAGGATTTTCCTGAAGCAATGACTGTGTTAAAACCAAATATTAATGAGCAATCAGTTTTTGATGACATTAATAAAACTATGGGTTTTAACCAATCAAATAAAGAACCAAATTTTATGGATAAATGGTCTTCTATGGGTCAACCAAAAGACCAAATGAAACCAGATTCGGGAGGTGTTGTTAGTGATATAAATAAAACAATTAAATCCGGTCTTCAAAAAGCCTCAAGTGAAATATCTAAAAAAAATGAGAAAACCAATCAAAAACCTACAGGTGTTTCAGATAATCTTGTAAATTTTGTTGGTAATATTGAGTTTTTTGTTCCTTGTGTTTATGATGATGCTAAAGGTGGTAAATGTATTAGAGGAGAATCTGATTGTTGTTTAAAAGGTAGAGTTCCATCTGGAACCCCGACAATTGGTTATGGTACGGTTTATTACCCTGATGGTAGAAAAGTATCACCTAAAGACCCATCAATAACAAAAGATATTGCTAAAACGTATTTAAAAACTGCTTTAAATAAATTGGCAGGTAAGTTATTAGCAATATATCCTAATTTAAATCAAAAACAAGTTGATGCATTATCATCATTATGTTATCAAGTTGGATTTGCGGGTTGTACAACAAAGGCCCCAAAATTAAGTACTTCTTTAAAAATGAATCCAAATTCTAATTCAGTTAAAATTAACTTTTTAGATTTTAGTCATAGAGACCGAAGAGAAAAAGAATGGAAAATTTATAGTCAAGGAATTTATTCTTAACCCTTATATTTATAGTATATGAAAAAGTTTATTATTACAGAAAGTCAATTAGAATTTATAGTTAAAAGATACCTTAACGAAGATGCAAGATACGTAATGTCTTTTGACGAGTTTATGAAACATAAAAACAAAGACCAACAATATAAGTGTGGTTTTGAAAACTTATGTTTTGTTATTCATGATGGAAATCACCAAATAGATTTGGATGATAAATTCCATGAAAAACACAAAATTCCTAATGGAGTTGGTGGAACAATTTACCACGATGGTAATAATACTTATTTCTGTCCTGACTTTGGTGACGACAGACCGCAAAGAACTATTCAGGTTTATTAAAACTCAAATTGGTGTTTAAATTCGTAACCTGTTGAAGATTGTTCAACATTCATACGAAAATCTAATTCTATTGTTTGGTTTTCATTGTTAATTATAAATGTTCCCTCAGAACCTTCATTTATTTCCCATCCACCATGATTTTGCTCCAAAATGTTGTATAACTTATTTTCCCAAACCGCTGTAAATTCATAATGTTTGTCATCAGTATCATTGATTAGACCAACGTCATCAATATAACCTGAATCACCTGAACCACTAAAATCAACTCTAATTTTAAGTTTACCATCTTCTTTCCACTGAACCATATCCTCAAGTAATTCCTTTTCGTCAATTTCAAACTCTTGGTAATATGATTCATAACCCATAGTTTGAATACTTTCATCAATTGTAAAAGTTTTATCTCTTGTTGAATACTCACATGATACCGTCGCTCTAGAGTCACCATCACCTTCTAGTGAATCTAAAACTTCATCTTTAATAGAATCAAAAAAATTATCTAAAAAATCAAATAATTTATTAGGTATAATATCATAAGCTCCACCTTTATTAGTCCAAGGTGAGAAGTGATAATCAACATTCCCGTCGTAATCAACATAAAAGTCATTACTGACACGAGTAAGACCATTACTTAATAGGATATAATGTAAAAGTTTAAAATTTTTTATAGTTTCAGGGTTATTTAATAATTCTTTCATAATAATAAATATCAATCATCAATTTCTAACTTCATGGTTTTAATCATCCATAAAGGTCTTTGTTTATTTTCTAATGCTAACACCCATTCTTTTGCTGATGGGATATATCCGTTACAATCCTCCATAACATGTTGTTCACCGACATAACGGGTGTATACAGTTTTCCCATCACTGTTTTTAAATTCAGCACCAAAACGTTGTTCCATTTCAAATATACCTTCAGAGTGATGACGAAACATTCTGTGAGATGAATGTCCGTACCAACCTTTTGTTTCATCTAACCATTCATGTAAATGGATATAATCTTCCCATTTTCCTCCGAATTTTTTCACGGATGATTTTGCATGGATTATTGGATGTGCCATAATTTAGTGTTCTATAGATGTTGTTAATATATAATCCTCAGGAAGTGAAAGACTTTTGATAGTATGTAAGACAAGAATTTCCAAGCCTTCCGGAAAAAGTTCGATAGCGTATTCATAATTTGATGGGTATAATTTTACTGATAAAATGTTTTTTTTCTGACTAATTGAATGAGAAAATTCCGTAACTTTGATTTCAGAATTTTCACCGAACCATTGGTCGATGTCTTTTTTGTTTGTTTTGTTTAGGACTTTTTCAAAAAAACTCTTTTTCATAATTATATATACAAAAGAAATATAAGATATTTATTGTTAAGATGAAAGTAAATTTATATGATAAATCTAGTGGGCTTGGTTCTGAAGAAATAAACGTTATTCAGGACTTTTTGAGATTTTGTCAAAAAAACTCTCCACTTAAGAAAGACGTTGATATCCATCTTCTTGGTGAACGTTTTGGTAAAATGACCACAGGTAGTGAAATCACTGGTAGAATTAAAGTACTTGCGGGTGGAAGAATGTTAATTGACATTTTAAGAACTGTTGCTCACGAGTGGGTTCATGAGTTTGCTCGTCAAAGAAATATCAAGTTACAAGGGTTTAACACCCAATCTCAAGAGAATTATGCTAATACTGAAGCAGGTATTATGATTCGTATGTACGAAAAAAGTAATCCACAACTAACTGCGTTGTTGTATAATTAAGAAAGATTATGTATATTTGTCCTATGGATAGGGACTTTCAATGGATACGTAAGGTAATTGGTTCGATTACCCACTTTGGACAAATTCAATCTGCCGAAAATCTGATTGATTTTTATGTTAAAAAATATGAAAATTCTGAAGAATTAACACAATATTCTTTGGACTTTGAATGTAGTATTGTTTCCTTAAAGAAAAGTTTAATTAGTAAAAAAGCAATTCTTGAATTATGATTGAAAAAATAAAAGAACTTTATTGGTCTAAAATCGGTTATAAGGTAAGAGGTTTTTTTACCTCAGTTGGTAATTTAATTAAATGGTTCCCTATCATTTGGAAAGACAGGGATTGGGATGACCATTATATTTTTGAGGTTTTTAAGTTTAAGTTAGAAAAACAAGCTAAGTACATTAAAGAAAAAGGATTTCACACTAATTCAGACCTTGATGCTAAAAGAATGATGTTATGTGTCAAACTGATGGAAAAAGTTCAGGAAGAATTTTATGTTATGGAATATATGGACTATGAAGATAAAGATTTTTTCTTTGTTCCAACAGGTGATGATATCGAAGATGATTTAGGTGGTTATTATATGGAGACCCGTTTGAAAAAAGAAAACTTAAATGATTTTTTCAAAAAATACCCATTAGTTTACAAAAAAATTGTTACCAACAAAAAACATCAAATTTTTAAAATTGACAACGAGGATTTAACTTCATACGATGTTAAATCAAGAATTGCCTTGAATATTGGAAGATACAATCACGAAAGGGCAAGGAAATTACTTTTCAAAGTATTGAGTGAAAATATTGAAAGATGGTGGAACTAGTTTATAGTTTCACTTTCTTCAGTAGTTTCTTGTACTTCTTCTACCGTAGGTTCTTCTGTTTTATCTTTTGATTTTCTATAACCTAAAAGAGTTGCTCCAATACCAACAAGGATTATTGATTGTGTTATAACGTCAATATCTTTGTTTAAAAACATTTTATCGATACAACCCATAAAGAATGTTAAACCTCCGATAAACACGATGTAAAGACCCGCAGTTCCACTTCCTGATGTCTTTCCTGAACTATTGGAAGTCATCTCGGCAAATGAAAACTGTTTAATGTTTCCGATTTGTTTTTTAATGTATTCTTTCATGTTTATCTCCCTTGACCTCTGTAAGGTTTTTTGTAATTCTTACTTCTTTTATTTGCGGTAAATTTCTTTGTTGATTTACCTGATTTCTTAACTCCGAATGAAACCTTCGTTGAGTTAGATGATTTAGTTGTTTTAGCTGCCATTATTTCATTTATTTAGCAATAAGTATACTTTTTTTTAAAATTTCATCTATTTATATAAAAAGTTTTTTTATGAAAAAAATAGTTAGGTTAACTGAAAATGATTTAGTTGCAATTATACAGAAAGTTATTAGCGAACAAACTCCTGATAGAAAAAGATTTATATCTCAGTCATCAAGTAAATTAACTCAAGGTGAAGGTGGTTATTCAGAAAAGTATGAGTTATTTAAATCTAAAGGTGAAAATACTGAAGATAATGAAAAGTTTATGGATTTATACCGTGAAGCTCAATCATTAGTTTACCAAGAAAATCAAAATGGGTACGTAAAAAATATTCTTACGGGTCAAGACCAAATCGACCTATGGGGAAAAATAAAAACTGACGACATGTATTTCGCTGCGGATATTATTAAAAAAGTAAAAAATTCTGAAGGTCGAGATAGATATAAATACTGTAGATTAGGAACAAGACAATCATTTTCTGAACTTGAGAAATTACCAAAACAGAAACTACCAAATAAGTCTGAGACACCACCAGAACTTGATACGGTTATAATTCCATCCGAAGTTGTACAACAAGATTTTTTTGATAATAATAGTTGGAGATTAAAACCGGCAGGCGAAAATGAATTTTATCAAACTTTTGTTGAACCATACAAGACTGCGTTAGACAATCTTAGACAAACTTACCCTAATGCGGGAATATGTATACAAAGTATTTCTTTAGAATCAAGTGCTAGCCGATTTAGAAATCAAGGTGAGGCCAAAGATTTAAGTTTTGAAAAATTATCAGAAGCAAGAGCAGCAACTGTTGAAAACTTTTTAATGAAAAATTATGAAAATTTAAAAGGTGGGTGGTGTACAGGTAAACGTAATACGACTATAAATGCTAAAGGTCAAAATGGTGATGGTACATCTGGCCCAAATCCACCTAAGGGATATAGTTTTTTACCTAAAGGTGTTGATTACAATTTTAATAATTTTGTCACACCCAATACACCACAAGCAACAACTTTAGAAAAGAAAAGAAATGAATTTGGGACTCCTGAACCCGCGGATAAAGGTGGTGCTAAAGCATATGAAAAATACAGATATGTTAGACCAACAGTAAAAATACAAATATTTTACGATGTTGACGCTCCAGGTGATAGAGATGTAACTTTACCAGATAGTACTCCTCCTGAAAAAATAACAAACCCAAGTCAAAAATATTGGGCAATGCTATACAAATGGAAATTTAGTTTAACTGGCGGAGGTTCAGGTAGACGTAAAAAAAGAAGAGACCAAATAAGTTACCATTAATTATGGTAACTTATTTTAATGTTTGATTAGAAAGAACACCAACAATGTAGATTGAATTACATTTATTTAATCCAACTTGGAAGTTAACTTTTATTAATTTTTTATCATCCATAATTTCTCTATGAGAATCTGATTTTAAAAAATTATTGAATAACCTTTTTGCTAATCCTTTATTGGTTTGTTTATTTAAAGTTTTACCTACACCTGCCAAAGAAATTACTTCACTCATTTCTAAATTTACACCTGATGTTTTTGACATTTGAGGGTAAAAAAAGGCATATCTATCAACTAAAGAGTAAAACTTAGAACCTACCTCTTGTTCGTGTGAAATGTCTTCAAGTTTTGAAAGGTAATTTACTTGGCATTCAGTCAAGCAAACTAAAGATTTATCTTCAACTATTTTGTGACCCAAACTATCACATCTTTTGTAATAAAGAATCATAAATTCCTTTTGTATTTCTTGCAAATTGAGATGACTTGGTAATTGTGAGTTTGCAACTAAACTAATCATCACTAAAACAAGAGAAAGAAATAAGTTTTTCATAGGACTTGATTATTTAATTATTAATACAAATATATACAAAATATTCTTCCACACAAATATATTTATAAATAAAACGAACTCTGTTCATAAACTTTAAACCCACGTTAATGGATAATGACGAAAATGAAACGAATTCTAAAGGAAAATGTTGCCACTTATTGCCTTATGCTCGCAATGTTTTTCAATCCAATAGGGTTCGACATAATGTTCAAAGCAATTTTGGATTACACAAATTCTTATTGGATTACCACAGGAATTTTTTACTGTATTTCAGCATTGTTCTTTGGGTTGTATTTCTTATTACGAAGTAAAAAATGAATATCAAAAAACTTATCAAAAAAGTTCTTACAGAATCGGTGGAAAAACCACTTATCTCAGAACACCTTAATTATCATATAACAAATGAAGTTCCATTAAATGATAATATCTTTAGATTTGGTTCTGAGGAATTCTTTAATGTTATTCAAGAAGCTCGTGAGTTATATTACGAGGGAATGGTTGAATTAAGTGAAGATGATGTTGAACTTGTTGAATCTGATTTTGGAACACAGGTTAAATTATCAAGTGGTAGAGTTGTTTACTTGGATACTCCGATGGAAGAATCATTTATTTCTGAAGCTGAATATAACGGAAAGAAAGTTGAACTTGGTAAACCAAGAAGAAATACTGGTGGTGGTAAGAAATATGTTGTTTATGTTAAAAACCCATCAACAGGTAGAGTTAAGAAAATTTCATTTGGTGATGTTCATGGTGGATTAACAGCTAAGGTATCCAATCCTAAAGCACGTAAATCATTTGCTGCAAGACATCAGTGTGCTAAGAAAAAAGATAGATTAACGGCTGGTTATTGGGCATGTCGTTTAAACCGTTTTGGTTATTTGTGGGGTGGTAAAACTTATCCAGGATTTTGGTAATATGAAACCGTATAAAGATAGAAAATTAACAGAAACTTCAAAGATTAGAGTTTTTAAATCCAATGTTGATAGTGGTGAACTACAATGGCATCGTGATAGAGAAGATAGATTGATTGAAGTGGTTCAGGGTGAAGGGTGGAAATTCCAAATGGATAATCAATTACCAATAGAATTAACTGAAGGACAAGTATTATTAATCCCTGAAGGAACTTATCATAGAATTTTTAAAGGAAAAACTGATTTAGAATTAAAGATTGATTTTATTTAGTGATTCTATCGATAATCAATTCCATAAGTCGTTTTAAGAAATTACCTGAAATTGTTATTAATCCAAATGCTGATAATGATTTAACTAACATTTCAGTATCTTTCATATCCCAAATACCCTCAGAAACAGCATCATATATCATTGGTATAATCGGAACCAAGAATGCGTAACTTAACATATTTGTTACAGTAAATGCTGATAAATTCAAACTCTTTAAAAAACCTGCTAAAACAGTTTTAAGTTGATTGGCTTTGATTGCACCCAATTTAAATGGTTCTTCAAGTCCATCTTCTTTAATCTTTTTAATAATTGATTTGGTAAAACTTCTTTCTTGAAAGAATATTACTGAAGCAATACCTGCGGCAATTAATGATAAATCTTTTTCAGTTAATTCAGGTACCTGTCCATTTAACCATTGCATAATTGGCCCCATGAACCCTCCGATTGCCGCTCCCCATGTGAGCATCATCTTTAAGTTTATCGAAGCGTGAGATTTGGTGTCTTCAATAATCTTTTTTGTTAGTTCAACACCATCCTCTTGAACTTCTTTAATCCTGTCATTTATTGCTTCAAGGATAATTTGTTTTTGAGATTCTTTAATTAGATATTTCATTATATTTATAAATATATGAGTAAGAAATTAAATCCTGAACTTAAACCTGGTGATAGAATTGT